GGCGGTGATGGTGAAGCTGATGTCGCTGGAGGATTTGTCCTCGGTCACCGACAGCACGCGATAGGTCTGCGCGGCGAGGGTATCGCTCTCCACCACCCAGACGGACTCCGCGTCCGGCTGCGCCGAGAAACCCGGTCCGGCCACCGATAGCTGTGCGCCGTCGATGGCCGTGATGGCTCGTGTCTCCGAGACGCCCGTCGGCAGCATCACGGTGAGACGATCGCCTACCGCCACTTGCTCCGGCGCCTTGTCCACCGTCACCACGGTGCTCGTTGCGGCGTGGATGCGGCCGCCTTGGCGCTTGCCGGCGCGGGCGGGATCGGTGACGCGGATGATCTGACCCGGCGCGGCGATCGTGCCGTCCATGCCCACCTTGAAAGTGACAGTGTCGGTTTCGAGTCGTGAGGTCAGCAGCACCCACTGGCCTGCACGCTGCGCCTGCGCCTGCGAGGTGCAGCCGAAGGCGGTGAGCGTGGCCTGCTGGATGCCGTATCGAGCGAGGCCGGCGCGGTCTTCGACGTATTCGACCTTGGCGCGGTAGAAGTCGGAGGGGTCGTTCCAGGTGACCAGCGCAGTGGTGTAGCGCGTCTTGCGCGTGCTCGCCGCATAGGTGAACTGGCCGCCGATCACGTTCGCCGCGGTATAGGCATACACCGGGTCCGCCGGCATATCGGCCGACGCCGTGATCGCGCCGCCGGTCCAGTAGGAGATGCCGCGGAACACGCTGGCCAGGTCGCTCAGCAGCTTGTACGCGTCGCTGGCGGTCTGCAGGAACACGTTGCAGGTAAAGCGCGGTTCCGTGCCGCCCTTGCCATCGCTCACGGACTGGTCGCAGTACTGCGCGATGCGATACAGCTCCCACTTGTTCACCTGCGCGGCGGTGACCAAATGGCCCAGGCCGTAGCGCGGATGCGTGGACAGGTCGTAGTAGATCCACGCCGGATTGTCGGTCCACGCCGGCTTGAAGCTGCCGTCCCAGACGCCGCTGTAGGTGCGCGCCAGCGGGTCGTAGTTGCTCGGCACCTGGACGATGCGGCCCCACAGATCGTACGCGCGACTGGGGATGTTGCTGAACTGCGCCGCGTCGCCGGAGATGCCCAGCAGTGCGCTGTTGGGATAGCGCAGCTTGGCGTCGATCACCTCGGTATAGCTGTCGATCGTGGTGATGTCCGCGATCGCCGAGCTGTTGGCGTTCGGCGTGATGCGCGTGACGCGGACGTTCCAGCCGCTCTGCGCCGCCGGCAGGTCGATGCGGTGGCTGCGCTGGTACTTGCTGGTGGTCTTGCCGGTGATCGCGCCGGTATAGGCGAGCTGGTACGCACCATCGTCGGTCTGCACCTCGATCTTGTACTGCACCGAGTAGCCGTTGATGTCGCCATTGGACGTATTGGCCTTGGACAGGCCCGGCACGCCGATGGTCACGCGCACCGCCGACAGCGAGGTGTTGCTGAGCGAGCGCACCCAGGGCGTGCTCTGCTTCAGCTCCACGCCGACGCTGATTTCGTTCTCCACGGCGGGATAGCCGGGAATCTCCTCCTGGTCCTGCGTGCCCGTGCGCGTCTCCACATGCACGTTCTGGAAGTTGAGCGAGCCGTCCGGGTTGGCCAGCGGCGTCTCGTCCAGATAGATCGATTGCAGCCCGTTTACCAGGCCGCCGATCTCGCCTTCGCTCACCAGGTCGAGGATGCGGAAGTAGGCGATCGAGCGCAGGCTGTCCGGCGACTCGACGGGCGTGCGCTGCTTGCTGCCGCCCTTGGCGCCTTGAAGGGTGGAAGTCATGTCTACCTCTCGTAGAAGTTCTTGGGATGGCGGCCCAGCAGGTTGATGCCTGCACTCACGCCCGAGGTGGCCGGCGCGTAGTCCTCGGCATGGATGCCTGCAGAGACCACGGCGGAACCGACGATCATGCGGCCGTAGAGCACAGGAACGGGATTGCCCTGCGCCTGCGTGTTGACGGCGCCGTTGAAGACGTAGCTGGGTTGGTTACCGGCCCGGTCCGTAGTCTTGGGGGCTTTCGGGGGCGGCGAGAGCAGCTGGATGACGCCGCCGACAAGCATGGACATGCCCATGGACGATAGGTATGGGCCCCATACACCGCCGCCGTAAGCCTGACCCCATGGCGTTTGCCCAATCGCGCCGACGACGATGAGGATCGCGCCAAGAATGATGTTGAAGACACCCCCGTTCTTGCTTCCCAGCAAGATAGGTGCGATGCGGATATCGTCAGAGCCGGACGGCGAGGCGAGCTCGTCTTCCTTGAGGTTGCGCTTGCCGACGAATACCGCGAAGCCCAGGCCGCGATCCTTGGCGCCCAGGAGAAATTCGCGGAAGCCCTTCAGCTGCGCGGAAAGCGCAGCGATGGCCTCGGCCGGCGTGTTGGAGTCGAGCATCAGCTGGAACGTCCGGCCGAATCTCGATCCGAGCACGCCGTAGAGGCGCACTGTGCGTTTATGCATGGAAATCACCGCTTCATGAAAAAGCCCCGCCGAAGCGGGGCTCGTTGAGGGGACGGGTATCGGCGCGCATATCAGGCGGCCTGGCGATGGCGCGCGACGATCCGCGTGTTCTCCACCCAGTACCCCCCATACACATCCCGACTCGATAACCGCCCATACATGTGGTGCAGCATCAAGCCATCGCCGAGATAGATGCCTGCATGATTCGGCACCAGGTTGCGGCTGCGGATCTGCATCAGGATCAGGTCGCCGCGCTGGATGTCCTTGGCATCGACGGCTACGAATCCTGCGGCGGCGAGGTTCTCCGTATAGAGGTCGGATCGCCCGTCGTCCCACCAGTTGTCATGCCGCAGCGGGTCGGGCAACACCAGGCCCCATGCGCGGGCGTACCAGTCGCGGCAAAGCGTCCAGCAATCCAATACGCCGTGATGAAACGGCCGGCCGACTAGCGGCGCTTCGTAGCCGCTGGGCTCGATGCAGGACAGTTCGCCCGCTCTGGGCGCGCCATCCGCATCGGACGCTACCGACACGATCCACCATGGTAGTCCCGAGGCCTCGCAGGCCACGCGATCGCCTTCCGATGCGCGCGCGGGCGCATCGGGGTGCGAATGCAGGACGGCGACGATTTCGCCCACTTCCTCGGCGTCCGCGTAGTCCTCTGCGGCCAGCACGAAGTGCTCGCTGGGGGTGGTGGCGAGATTGCGGCACGGCCGGTAGCGCTCGCGGCCCTTGGCCACCACCACCAGCCCGCAGGCTTCGCGCGGATAGTCGGCCACCGCATGGGCGCGGAAGGCGTCGAGCGTGGCCGGGTTCATGTGCGCAGCAACCCCGCGGCGGGATAGCTGCCGTAGGGCAGCGGGTTGTGCTCGCCGAAACGCAGCTTGCAGGAGGACAACCGCCCGCCGCACACGTCGAGTGCCGGATCGCTGGTGGGCGAGTCGTCGGCCTTCGCCACCGGCCCGCCGCTGTAGCCACAGTACGGGCCGCGGTAGCCGCCGCGCTGCAACCACGTGCAGCTGTTGGCGATGATGGTGCGGCCCGGCAGCTGCTGCTGGCCGAAGTCCAGCGCGCTGGCCAGCTCGAACTGCACCACCTGGTTGGTTTCCGTGGCTTTGCGCTCCAGGAACCACTTGTCCGGCGGAAACTCCTGCGCTGGATCGGCAGTGGGATTGCCGTCGGCGAAGTTGTTCGCGTCGAGGTAGCGGCCGAAGGTGCGGTGACGTACCAGCAGCGCGCCGACCAGGTCCTGGAAGGCCAGGCACAGCGCAGTGATGTGGCCGTCCACGTTGCCCACGCTCAGCATGGGCATGGGCGGCTTGTCGGGATTGAGCTCGAAGCCTTCGGCCTGGATCGGCCAGGGCGCGTACTCCTGCCCCTGCCACCAGATCGAACCGACCTGCGTATAGCCGTGGAAGCGCAGCACGTCGCCCGCGCCGCCGCCGGTGATCGAGCGCGCGTCCAGTTCGAACAGCTCGATCTCCGCGCCCGGCTCCAGCTTCTGGATATCGGCGTAGATCGTCATGGCGCGAACACCTGCTGGAACGTGGCCGACAGCGTGTAGTAGCCCGCCGCCCGCGGCACCAGCGTGTAGCCGGCGCAGCGGAACAGTGCGGGTGCACCCAGTGGCGGCGTCCACTGAAACGAGGCGGCGCCAGAGTGCCGATCGAGGAAGTCCTTGATCGGCGACACGTAGCTGCCGTCGCCGTCGAACGACAACGGCCAGCTATCGACGCGGTTGTTGATGCCGTCGGTGACGGTCTGGGTATAGCCGTCGCCGAACTGCGCGCTGCGCACGCGGAAGGTGGTCTGGCCTTGCGGCTCCACCTGGGGAATCCACCCGAAGACTTCAGGCATGCTGCATCCTCCACAAAATGCCGCCCTGGCGCTGCTCGCGCGCCATGACTTCCTTGACCTTGCCTTCCACCATCGCCGCGAGCTGGCGGCCGGCGTC